CCATAGCGCGAAGTTGTTCAATAGGAAGGCCGGCAAGCTCTTTTTTAAAGGAAGCTTCAATATCAGTTAACTCTTGCTTTGTTGCTCGCGTGGAAAGCTGAGTTGTGATATTTGTTTTTATTTTTTCAAGCAGTTCTGCTTCTTTTCTGGTGTCGTCTTCTTCTCCTGCACCATCAGATTTATAAGCTGCTCCATGCCTTCCACCTGGCATAAATCGGTTTGATATTCTTGGCGCTGTTCTTACTCGCCTAACCAAACGCGGGTCAAAATAAGTTTTTTTCACTTGTTAAAGTTTAAAATTGTTAATTAAATAGTCTAAATCCAACCCTACCTTTTGCGGCTGTGGAATATCAAGTGCAGGTTGATTTCTCTCTTGCGGCTCGAACTGTCCAAGTGACATACAGCGAGTAATTATTTTACGAGCTTCCAATTGATTTGGTCTTGGAAGTGATTGTATAAAATCTTCTATTTCGTCTTGAAGAAATGAAACTTGTTCTGCTGTTCTTACTGCATAAGTTTCCATATCGCTTGGTATTGAAACAGACGATATTTCAAAACCCCTAACTTCTGGGTAAACTATGCAATCTTCTGCATCATCCCACTGAGCTGTATTCCAGTTAGGTTTAAATCCTATACTAAAATTGTTAATTGTTCCACTTCTTATTTGAGTAAGTTGTTGATTAGCCCAAGGTACATCATCGAGAGGCATTGTTTTAAAATAAAGTCCAAAGTCATCTTCTTTTAAAGTTTCAAATAATGCAGAAGACCTTCCGTGTTCGTCCCTGAATTTTATTTTATAAGAAGAATTTGATGAAGGGCCATTATCATTTATGCTTTTAGACCAACTTCCTTTTAAAAACTTTTCTCCATGAGAATTACGAGTTCCCCATGTAACTCCATATCCCTCTACAATACGTTTATCTAAAAGAGATTTGCTTTCTGCAAGCTTTCCAGACTCTTGCATTTTCCTAATATCCACTTCAACATAAGACATAGGAGCTATTCCAAAACGCTTTTTAAACTCTTCTATTTTAGGATGTAGTCTCATATTAGGCAGTCGGCGTTACTGTCGGCTGTATTTTATATTTTTTTAAATAATCTTGATAGTATATATCACCGTCTGCTATCGGGTCTTGTCCAATTTGTACACGATACTCGTTAAATGTAATTATACCCATTTGCCAGTCTATTTGCAAACCTTGAGAATTAGCATATTTTGCTTGACCGGCTTTTAAAATATCGTCTTGCAATACGTGCAAATGGTTATACTCCATTTTTATCTTTATGCCACTTCCTGTAAGTCCAAAGTAATTTCCCATTCTCGACATTCTCCTCAAAGAAAAAGGAATAATATTATTTTGATAAAGGAATTTTTCGGCACTATCTCTGTTTTCATAAGTAGCATTTTTACCACTCATTAACTCAGCAGGAAATCCCATCCTATCGCATATCGCTTCAATGCCTTGTCTAACAGTTTCTTTTGTCATTAACTTTTGAACGTCAAAAGACATTGGTTGCCACTTAACTGGAGTACGTGTTGTAACCCATTGAAGTTTGTCCCAACTCAATCCATATCTCGCTAACGACTTATCAAGTTCCTGTTTATCAGGTTCGCTCATTGCAATCTTTGCGCCAAACTGGTCTCCGCTTCCTGGGTCATAAGAAAAAATACCTAATGGACCTTTCTTTCGAAGCAATACATTGTCTGCTTCCATTGCTGCGCAAATGTTAGAAACAGAATAATCTAATCCAGATATTTTGCTTAATGGAAGTCCCATATTAGGAACTGTATTATCTACAAACCCATCTTTTAAAAGCATTATTTGTGAAGAGTCTATAGAATACGTTTTTCCAAAAATTGATATTCTCCATAAAGAAATAGGATTGGAGTTTGGTGAGCCTTCGGAAGCGTACATATCAAACTCGTAATTTATTTGTGGCTGAGCAAAAAATGGACTAAGGTTCCACATTGTTGTTGTATAAGTCTTATCAAAGCCTACAGGACAAATACAAAAAACTGGACAGTACCCAAATATCTTACAAATTACTACTTGTTGAGAATTAAACTCTTCCCATGTTTGCAATGGGTTTGGACGAGCAAACAACTTTTTTAGTCTCGTTGCAACAGGGGATTGAGTAGGAGTGTCGTCATCTTTAACAATACTAAAAATTCCATTTGTGTCAGCCTCTGCAAGTCTATCAATAACACCAGCAAGAGGAGAGCAAAAATTGTAAGCCCACCATTGCATTTGCTTAGTATTTAAACCAAGCCATCTTGTACTATCATCGTTTCCTGTTAAACTTAATGTTCCGCCTTGTCCATTTATAGGAATAAATCCCATAGATGTAGCAACCGGAGCCATATTATTTGCTATAGAGCCAAAAAGGTTGTCATTAAATATCTTTCTTTCAACTTCTCCTTCATCCTGAAACATCTCTCTCGTTTCTAACAATGGGGAGGTTTTGCGCAATTGCACTCTTAATGAACGTTTTCCCCAAAGTTTTAGTTCCATTTTATGCTTTGTCTTTATCCCTAAAGAAATGTGAAAATACTAAATATCTTATAGCGTCCATTAAGTGATTATGTCTGTCAACTGGCACATTTTCAGTATCGCCAGTTTGTTTGTTGACAGTCCATATATAAGTTTCGCGTTCTTTTGCAATGTTACTTCCACAAAAAAAGACATTGTAGTCGCGGTTTATCATTGTTATGCCAGCATTTATACTTCCTTGACCTTTTCTTGCTGGTATTGCTGTAATTCCCAAGTCCCGCAATTGCCTACCCATTTCTGGAACGTGTTCACAATATGCTGGAGCAGTGTCAACATATCCATTTACTTTGAGAATTTGAGCAATAGTTGTTGCAGATTGGTCAACTTCGTAAAATAACTCTCGTATAAATAAGTTGCGTCCAATCCTGTACCCTTTAACTATAGCTGTTGGGTCAACAGTAAAGCCAAAGTCCAAACCATACTGGCAGTCATTATCATCGTCAAAGTCTTCTCGCTGTATTTGAGTCCAGTTAGGAAATATTATACCCTTTACATTTCCTGTCAATCCTCGTGCGTAAACCTTGAACAAGTCTCCGGTATAAGCTTCAATCATTTTATGCTGCCAATCCTTGAGAAATGGGTTATGCCTATGGTCACTAATTAGTAGTTTAGTTCCAACCGCAGGTATTAATTTCTCGTGCGCCCAAAACCTCGCCGATGGATTATAATCTATTATTGTTTGCTGAGCCCTTGATTGCAACTGGAAAAACCGCATGTAATCAAAGCTGTTAGCCTCGTTTACAAATAGATACTTTCTTTTTGGCCCTCTCGCATCAACTTCCGTTTCAAAAGTTTTAAACTCAATTGTATGTCCAGACTTGAATATAAACAGATGTTTGCTCATATGGTATTGAGCAATACAGTCTTTAAACTCAGGATAGACGTACGTCTCAAAATCTCGCAAAGCTCCACCATGCAAATGTGGAAAACTATGAGATGTAATTGTTGTTACTTTTGGTACGTCAGGAGTGCCAGTCCCATTATCCTCATGTGCCAATACTGCCAAAGCCATTAGTATATTAACTGTTTTACCACTATTCTGCCCACCCTGATGAACGATTGTTCGAGTACCATACCTCATTTCTCGCAACGTCTCAGTAAAAATTGGCGAGGCCTGCATAGTAGTAAGTTTTTAAGGCAGCGTTTTGATTCATCCCGTACAAGGTACGACAAAATACCGAAATCCGTACACCGGAATTGTTAAATATTTGTTAAAGTGTTAATCAAGCGAGTTCCAATCTTCTGCCAAAATATCGGCTTGGGAAGCTAACCACCCCGGTTGCATTTCTCCCTGTGCCGTGTACATTGTAATAGAAGAATGAAATACAACATTTTCTCCTTTTTTATAAAGGAAATCTTTAACAGATTGAGGTAAACTTGCAAATTTTGGTATAAAATCTTTGTTTACAGTATTTCCAACTGTTTTGTACACAAACATTCCTTTTCCATTCCACCCATTTCGAGCAACTCTGTTACCGGCGTTCATTGCTTCAATAGCTTGTCCAAAATTCATAATAGTTAATTTTATTTGTTAAAAATACCAAACCTCCAACGCAATGTAAATTTCCCGCTCTTCCACAAAAAAGAACGGTACACTTGGTGGCCTTGTAGCAAATAAAGCGCACCTGGTATTGGTTGCGCTTGATAAGCAGCTGGGGTCCGCACTTGGTAAGACACTGCCAGCGCCGACTAATCGGGGTAACGGTAAGTCTTTTATTTGGAAATCTGATGTGCAAGTTTAGGGGTTCCGAAGAGGCGCGACTTCGGTTGAAAATTTTTTCAACCGAGCGCACGAGTTAAAACGTTGTTAAAAATTGCTTGGTAACACCTCGTATCCGTTTTTGATGCTCCAAAAATCGTGCCAGCTTTTTGCAATGGAGATAAATATTTTTTTCATGTTTTGTGATTTTGTAACCAGCCCCCATATACGAGGGCTGGTAGAATGATTAAAAATGTTTCACGTGGAACAGGTTATTTTGCAACCCCAATGCTCCGGCGGTATGCAATTAATGTATTGCCGACGGTTCCGTCGTTATAACCTTGCGCAATCAATTCCTTGCGCAAACGTTTATCGGTATCGGAATCCGTGCCACCGTTCATGCCTGCAATGTAATAATCCATGATGGCTTTTGTTTTGTCGCCCTTGGGTGCCGATACTGTATCGGTTGCGGTTGCGGTTGCGGTTGCGGTTGCTGTTGAGGCAATCTTTGGACGCAATGCCAATGCACCCAATAACGCATTGTCAACCGGCACACATGCCTCCTCGTACGCATGGTACACGGCATCGTATGCCTCACGGGCGGCAAACGGTTTAACCATTATTCCGTCAATTTCAACCTCGGCAACGGCGGCATAAACGGCTTCGGCGGCAACCAATGCACGTACGGACAAAACCAGTTTTTCTCGTAATGCGATACGTTCGGAACGCTGTGCTTTTGCGGCAATTTCGGCCTCACGGCGTGCAATTTCGTTACGTTCGGCGGCAATATCCTTTTCAATTTTTTGCATTTCACCAACGGCTTCGAAAAATTCCTTGCTGCCGGGTTTTAATGTGCCGCCCGCAATTTTTGCTTGTACATCCAACGAGGCCTGTTGCAATTGTTCCAATTTGGTAATTGGAGCTGGTGTTGGCGTTTCAACGGGTTCTGGTGTTGGCGTTTCAACGGGTGCAATGTTTTTTGCTGTTTCGTGTGCCTTGTTGGCGTTGTGTTTGTTTGACATAACATTTAAATTTCCGGTATTGGTTTATGCTGTCCGGTGCAGCTGTGTGGCGATATTGCCGTTTATTGTGATACAAATGTACGAGGTGTTTTTACACATTCCAAATTTATTTTGCCATTTCCAACATATTTATTTTTGCTATATGTTTGTGTCCATCACGAACGTATAATATTGCCACATGCACAAAAACGCAATACGGGACGTTTTACGGCATGCAACATTGCTTGTGTGGTATAATACTAAAAATCAATTTGGGGCGAATTTTAACTTTTGTGAAACAACATATATGTTCCACATGTAATATGTCAACACGAGCGCAATTTGGCACATTCCACATTCCACATGCCATTTTAATTATTTGCCCGTGTGCGCTCGCGATATACGAGGTATATTCCACATTACCAAATGAGTTTTATCATTTAACAAATTATTAACAAATTGTGTCGTACCTTGTATATGCCCCAGCGCCACACAAGCGCAAACGTACGTTTCTCATCGTACGAACAACAACCTACGACGACAGCCGTACGTCATTCAAACCTACCAAGCCGTAAAACCTAAGGATATATAAACCTAAATTGCTCTGTGGCATTTTCCTACGCAGTCTTTACAACTTGCCCATTTTCTAAATTCAAGCTTTCCAAAATTTCACTTTCAGAACGCGATAATTTAGTAAGGCCTTCCACAACAGAAATAGTTATATTAGATGGCCTTGTATCTGGTGTGTCCATGCCTAATACCTTCTGCGTAAATGTTGGATTAATTATCCCTACTGAAGCATACTCAACATTCTGCACCCAAACAACATAAAGAATAGTTGAAACAACATTGTACATCTCGCTATCAACCTTCGAATTGTTGCGCATATCTTTTAAAAAGTCCTCATGAATACCACAGAATAAGCATAAAGCTTTAATAAGGTACGGCCTACAGTATTCTTCCTCTACCTTCTTTCCTGCCATCTGTCCAGTGTTAATGGTACGCATAGAAGTAATAGGATTGTCGTCGCACCACTGGAAGTACTCGCATGCCCTAATCCACAGTTCAGCAGCACTGGATACTACTGCTCGGTCAAATCTCACATGACGCCACAGTTGCCTGTTATATCCCATTACCTTACTTATTTCAGGATGCACTTGCTGGTTTGCCATAGAGTTGAATTATTAATTGTTTCCATTCCTCAAAAGAATAAATTATTTTATATGAATGCCCTCGCCCAACAACTTTTGACTCAAACGACAGTTGCTCTTTTTGCTGGAACTTGCCGGGTAATTTCAATTCCACAAAAATAATAGCATGGTGCAGCACCAGTACGAAGTCTGATACACCAGCAACTACACCGCGCGCCCTATTCCTATTTCCCTGCACCGAGTTCCAGGAGTTATTATTTACATGAAACACCATTTGCCTATCCTGATGGTAGTTATTCCAAAACCATTCCGCGCACTGTACTTGCAATTGCTCTTCTGTCATATCTATCTCTTTTTTCAGTATCTAAATTTTTATATATCTCCCAGTATCCATGCCTTCGATGCGTAACGGAATAAGTTGGCATCATTCCAGCAGTCCTGTAATAAACCCTTTTAGAAACCCATATCTCTCCCATGTCAATCATGTCAGTTAGTATAAGCCTCCAAACCAATTCTCCCTTCTCGTACCCATCAAACTCTCCACGAATTACGTGCATATCCAGTCCTCGGGACTCTTCAGTAATTATCCTAAACCATTGAGCCGGGCTTAGCGAGTCTTCGTACAATTTCTTTTGCTCGAATGTAAGGCCGGGTGGGTAATACATGCCCAATATTACAGCTAATTACCCAACAAGTCGGCCAATTTAACACAATATTAACAATAAAAATAAATATTTCGCATTAACAACAAATTAACTAAAATAACCCATTCAAAAAACGAAAAACATCTCTATACGTGTAACACATTGATAATCAACCGTTTTTTGGCCATGTATTAACATGTACCCGATTTGTGGTAACATACGAAATGTTTCCTACCACGTCTAACGCGTTGATTATCAACGCGTTACACGATGTATTAACATGTATTATGCAGAAATGCCCATGCCGTATATAAATATATACGTTAAATTATGTTATTTTTTTTCCTTAGAAGGGACATATTTATAAGGAAATAATAAATATACAAGTTAAAGTACTTACAAGTACTAATACAAGCAAGTTTTAACATATTTTAACATTTTATTTCCCCACATCTTTCAAATTATTGTCAATATATGTTAATACATAAACGTAATGCGTTGTAAATCAACAAATTACGTGTGGTAGGAAATGTTTCCTATGTTACCACAACTTTCGTGCATTTGGGTGTAATTCGTTGGGTATCAATGCGTTACGTGTGGTAACATGGTTGTAATGGGTATTTGCGGGAATTTGTATGTTAATGTTTTGTTAACTATTGGCACTTGATTTTCTCCAGTCCTCGAATGTTACCGGCTCCAACCCGTTAGCGTTTCTTTTTGTGGAAAAAGCTGTATATTGTATTCTTTCCTCCATTGTTGGTGGATTTGCGCTCGTGTCGCTCAGGAATTCGAGGTCATATTTGCCGTTGCATATTTGTACCATTTTAGTTGCGTAATAAGATACCCAATCCCAGTAATCCGACTCTGTTTCAATTGGGCGGAAATGTGGGTACTGAGGAGTGTGTGCTGCGAAATACATGAACGGTGTAATTTCGCGAGGTGTTACCTCTCGTGGTGTCTGTTGCGTTTCAATTCTCTTCCAGTTCTTATGAGCTTCGCAAAGTTCCGTTCCTTCGATTGCGTTATTATAGCAAACAGAGATTGCGCACTTTTTATGCATTTGTGAATAGTCTGCAGCATTTAACTCTTGAATTACGCTGTCAGGCAATTCTACAAATTCAAAAGGTTTTTCTGCTGATGTAATTTCAGCCTCGTTATTGTAATGCTCTTCCATTTGACTTTCTTCAATATGATGTTCGCAATACTCTTGGTCAACAGCAACTTCTCCGCATCCTTCATGTTTGCATGGATAAACTGGAGTTGTGAAGTCTCCTGATTTTGCAAGTCTTGTAACCTCTTTCCAATATGGAGTAAAGCAATTTTCAGCAAGATATCTTGCTTGCCATGCAGTTTCCAAACTGTTGTAAATTGGAGACTCTTGGTCAAGTGTGTAATCATGTGTATCTCCAATAATAAGTGATCGCTGTGGTTCTGGATAAAGATTAATAACTTCTCTCCTTGTCATAATAGTTGCGTACTTCGCCAAGTTGTTTTAGTATTTGATTGTATTGGGTTTCTTTTAGTGAATGAGTCTCGCTTGGGCCAACAAGTGTCCACATTTTTATTTGTGGATAAATTCTATTAGAGGTTCTTACAAAAACATGATTTCCGTTACTGTCATAGTGAGTTTCTGTAAACTCTTCGCTTGGTTCTTCTTGCATATATTATAAAATTTATAGTATTGAGTTTCTGTTAGTTGCTTTACCTGTCCATCAGCACAAAGATAGTATTTTTTATTTTGCGGAAGAGGAAGATTTACTCCATCGCAAAGACTATCATTTACTGGTTTATAAAATGTTATTTTCATTTAACAAATTTAAAATGTAATAGTATTGAGTTTCTGTTAATTCTATTACTTTTTCAGGAGCAATCAAAATGAATTTTTGTTCACTCTCTTTAATTCCAGTATCAATAAAGTATTTTTCTTTTTGCGGAAGAGCGTTAATCCTTTTTGCATCGGACTCAGAAAACATAAATAATATTTCGTGAGCTAAGCATCTTGTTGATTTTCCTGTTGCCTTTTCCATACACCCAGGAATTAAGCATAGTTCATTATTCATTTAACCTCCTTCATGTTTTTAGTTCCTAAACAAAGTGGTTCAATTCTAATTGGTGGGCAGTGCAGTCCGTTAATATACTGGTTTAAAACGTGTTTTCCTCTAAAATAAGAGTTTTCACGTTTACAACCACATAACTTGCATTCATAGTGTTTAGTTAACCATCTGCCTTCACGAGTTTCATCTCCTTTTACCCAAACATGCTTAATTGGCGCATCTGTTGAAAGTTGTAAATCGCATGTATGTCTTCTTGAACTATCTCCGGTTTCGTCGACTTCGTCGCATGCTTTACAGTTATTCTTTCTCATATGTAACTGATATTAAAATATAGTTAATAATCTCAACAGAGTAAACGAGGTACGCTTTCTCTATTTCTTTCTGAAGCTTTAAAATGTCGCTGTAAATAATCTTGTGTTTAAAACTTCGATAGTAATTAGACATTTTTATAGTTCCTGACATTGTTTCCAAATAAGAATAAGAAACAAAATAATTATATGTTTTACGCATGATTGAAACGTTTTAAAATGCCCGTGAAACGTTGTTTTGCGCCCGTTTCACGGCATGTATTAATGTTTGTGTATGTTTGTATTGTTTTGGGTTTGATGGCCGTAAAGCGTCCCGTATTACGTTTTTAATAACCGCCCAAAAGGTCATTAGGAGTACAATTAAGAGCCTTGCATATTTTAGAAAAAGTTTTAATATTTGTTGTTTGAACAGAGTTTTCAATAGTTGAAATATTTGCTCTGTTACAGCCTATTAATGTTGCAAGGTCTTTTTGAGTCATACCTAATGATGTTCTTCTGTTTTTAAGATTTTTAGCAAAAAACTTTTCATTGTAATTCATACTATTTTAGTTTATATTTGTTATATAATTCTCCCCACAACTCTTTTTTGTCAATACTATTATACAGTTCAAAGTTAATCGACTTAACTTTTAATGTATAAATATGAGCAGCCCAGTTAAAGCTGTAAAAAATGGTTGTTCCACAAAGATTAATTAGGCGCTTTTCAGGCTCATGCTCTGTATATCCGTCAAACACTTTTTCTTTTATCCTGAACTGGTCTCCATAAGCTATTTTTTTGTACTTATTCCAGTCACAAAGTCCAGAATTACACCAAATAAAATCCTCGTACAACTCTTCTTTTTGTTGAAGACCTTGAATTGTTGTGCCAAATGGACTTAGCTTCCAAAGAAACTCTTCTGTTTCGTCTGGTTTTTGTCCTATCAGTACCAAAATCCTATGATTTGGCTGATAAAACAGGCTTTTAACGCAAAGTGATAGCCATTCTTCTAATTGAGTATCTGCTGCAATGTTATTTTCGCAGTTAATTGACTCTTTTAGAGCCTTTATACAGCCTTTTCCTACTGGAAACGATGCCATTTGAGCACGTAGTTCCTCGTGTTTTCCCATAACTTGTTATTAGTATTAGTATTAATGCACTTATTAGTGCCGTTATTGCAAGTTGTAATATGCAAATCATAACCTATCAATTTTTTTCTGTTTATACTCGTTATACTTTTGTTTGTCTGTTTTTCTGCTACTTATCATCAGGTCAAACGAAACAACGCAAAACATACCAATAACAAACCCAAGTACAAAAGTCCAAACTAAAAGTTCAATTCCTATTTCCATAAAATATTAGTTTAAAATGTAATCAAGAACTTTCTTTTTTGCGGATAAATCCCTCATTTGCCTCGCAGTATCAGCAGTTCCATCGTTAAACTTTGCTGCATCTGAGCCAACACGAGGTTTGATTTTTGATATTTGCAGTTCAATTGCTTCAAGTTGTTCGCGAAGATAAAACTCATTATACGATTTAACTAAAAGCAAAGCTAATTGATAGAATTTTAATTGAGGCTTTAAGTGCCTGTAAAATTCTATATCAGATTGTATTTGTTGCTGAGATTTCATTTTTAAGTTCTTTTATTAGTTCAATAATAAGTATTCTAACATGAACACTTGAAGACCTCCATCTATCTTTTTTACCTCCAATTTCATTAAAGTTTATAAAAAACTTTTGAAGTATGTAATCTGGTTCGCATTGAGCTATAAACTCTTTAAAGTTTTTTCCAAAAGCTCTCCAGGAGTACCCGTATAATCCCCAGTCTGATTGAAGGAATAAATCTCCTTTGTTATTAAAGCAGAATATACCGTAACTTGAAATTGGATGGTCAATGTGGTATGTTTCTGCTTTATCTTTAGTAATTTGTACCATAAAATAAATTTTGTAGCTCATTTGGACTTGAACCAAATGACTGCCTACCAGTGAGCTAATTTAACAAATATTCATCAAAAGAAAACATAACGGTTACAACGCAGTTAAGTTTGCATATGTACTTATACCATCCTGTTGAGTTTCTAAATTTTAGAGCGTTATTATAAGACTCAATAGAGCATTCAAATGAAGTTAAGTAAACGTACATATCCAGTATTTCACTGTACATATACTTTCTAACATTTACCTTCATTTTTATACCACCTCCATCCGGTAAATTTGCCATCTTTCCAAAATCCCCAGTTTCTACGGCGTTTAAATGTGATAAATAAAGTCCAGCAAGGTATTGGAGCTTCATCCGCTCCGCAAAGGTGTATTGAGTGCTTATGTTCAGCTTTGCGTTTAATTATATCTCCTTCGCTAAAAATCTCTGCCACGGTTTCGGTCAACTCAAAATAACAACCTTTAAGTATTAAGCTTATACTGTCCCAAGGATTGTCATGAAGGCAATCGGTATCAGACTTTAAAAACTTGTGAACCTTTATTCCTAACCAAGGAGTATTAAAAATTGTATAACGAACTAAAAGTCCATTTCCAATTACTTTTCGAGAAGGGCCTGACCAATCACTTTCTTTTTTGTGGATAGAATTTTTTGGAGCAACAGCAAGAAAATCATTTCCAATTAACTTAAGTTCAAAGTCTTGGCCTTCTTTATAAACTTTCATATCCTCTAAATCTAATGATTTGTGGACAAAGAACGAAATCTGAGAACCTGTTACATAAGTACTTGATAACAGGTTTAGCTTTTTGTAGTATTTGTAGAACATGGCTCAGCGTCAGTTAAATGTATCAGATGCGCATTAAGGAAACCTGCAATATATCCTCTTTGAGCTTCTGTGTTTTTTGGGAATAGTTTTTTAGCTTGAATTTTTGCAGCGTTAGTTACAAGCAATTCGTAATCTTCAAGGCTTATTGGCTTCATTACTGTTTATTTTGAGACAATAAAGACAAGGCTCTTGAATAGGTTGTATCAGTAGCCTTTACCTGATATCCTGGGTTTTGTCTGCTTATATCATGAAATAGTTCGCGACCTTCTTCGTTTAGTCTTTTAGCTATAATCATAGAAAGCATAACCCAATCTGAAAATTTTCTTGTGTCCATAGTTATTGTAGTTTAATTATTCCAAGTTTAACCATCTCAAAAAAGCAATCTTTGCAAGCGATTACATCATTCATTGCATCGTGCGCCCCTTCAAAACCACGACCAAATAACTTTTGATGTACCTCTTCAAGTTTTGGCCATTTATATTTACCGTACGAACCAGGTAATTTGCAGTAATCTGTACCAGAGTCTTTTGTGCAAATCTTTTTAATTTCTGAATGAGGGCCAGTTATTTGAGCGCGATAAAGTTCGCTCATTATAATTGGCATGTCGTAAGACATATTATGAGCAACAAGATAATCGCATTCTTTTTTGTAAATTAAAAAGTCAACCAATAGCTTTTTAATAGGCTCTCCATACAACTCATTATCTTTTGTGGAAAAGCCATTTTTAACCCAAAATTCTCCATCAGGAATAACCCATCCGTCAGGTTTTACTAACTGGCAACTACGTGCAATTTCTTCTCCTGTTTCGTCAGTCATTAACCAAGCTAACTGAATTATTCTTGGCCAATTGTCAACATCTTTATAAGATGCTTTATAGTTTTTTGGAAGGCCTGTAGTTTCTGTGTCAAAAAATAAAAAGTAAGGCATTTTATTGGTATTTAGTTATTTGTTCAATCTCGGAGATTTTAAGTATTTTAGTTAATGCTTGCTTTTGGTTAAGCATTCTTGCATTATTAAACATTACTTCGCGCCCAGAAGAAACGAAACGATACATTCCTTTACTTGCAAGTTCTGCAAAATCTGGCAATATTGCAAACTTTCCGTACATTGGCTGTAGCATTTTTAAATATACCCTGCAATATGACTGCGAAGTTACGCAATCAGTAACCTGTAGTTTTATTTCTTCTGGACGAGTAAGGAGCTTTTGTGTCATTATTTAGTAATTTTAATTTCGTAATTAATAGTTTCTTTAGCAAGCCAAACGTGGTTTTTAATCTTATCGAGTACTAAATTAGTATCTTTTGCATGTTTATTAGATAAAATAGCTTTTATTTTTTTAATATCTTGGCTTATTTTATCAAGATGATGCAAGCATTCTTCCCTTTCTTTAATAGTCATAGTTTTGTGATTTATTGTTTGAGGGCACAAGTTATGCAAAATTGTGTTAAATAAACGTTAAACGGATTAAAAACATTGTTAAATAAACGTTAAAATGGCCCTGCTGGCTGGTTAAAACTTCTACCAATCTTAAGAACAATCCACTTCTTTGGACACGATACAGAACTAACACGTATAGACCTTTGGGTAAATCCAAGCCTTGCCATCTCTCTTCCAATTTGCACTAAGCTAAGTTTTTGTCTTGTTAGTATTTCTAACTCAACAACAATATCCGTAGATGTCATAGCCTCGTAGTCTAAACAGCTTTTTTCTGGAACTTCATAAAAGCGTTGAATAAGCTCTTTTTCTTTGTTTGGCATTTCAAATTCCTCCTCGTTTGTACGTAAATAATCAATATCTTTTCCTAATATTCTCCAGTCGTAACCATTGCGATAAAGCTGGTATGCTTCCATCATCATTTCTTTTTTATCTATGGTATTATAAAGTTCTTGGTTAATTTCTTTAACCATAACATTTATAAAACGCCTATTACCAGTTGTATCCCTCATCCACTGGTATGTATTGCTCGTTCCACAAAGAACAGCGATACGCATTATTTTCTCATTGAATTCTCCATATGGCCTACGAATATAAAAGTAATCTGTTGAAGTTATATTCTTTATTTTTGTTGCTTCTGCTTTATTTTTACCGTCAAGTTCATCATCCAATAAAAGTATCTTTTCTGTCATTACTATTTCATCGTCTTTTCCTTTATCTAATCCAGAACGAGCAAAATAATGCTCTGCCAAATAATCAGGAAGTAAATTGGTAAGCCAATAAGTTTTACCTGAACCATGACGCTTGCCAAGTAATGCAAGTAATAAAGGTGAGTGCAATCCGTGCATAGCTGCTACTATACTAACGTACCATTTGCGAAAAAAGTACTTAACCCATTCGGGTTCATCTGTTATTAGTGTAGATGCCATCAAGTCAATAGTAGGAGATTTGAATTGACTTTGCTCTTTTGCGTATTTGGTAACTTTTACTCCGTCACTATTAAGAAACTCAAAAAACGGGTTGTATTTTTCAATAAAGTCTGACTTTAGCAACCGCATCATTAGTTGATACTCCAACCTGTTAATCTTCTTTTTTGCGGATATAAAAATTGAGTTAAGGTCATTTGGACTAAGTCTTTCGTATCCTTGTTCCAAAAAACCTGTAACAGAATTCATGCGAAGTTTGTAATTAGCAGAAATAAATGCTTCGAGCTGCTCTAAAAGACCATCATCATCATCATCGTAAAGGTCTTCGGTTTTAAATAATCTGTTTACATACTCGTCAGCTCCCTTTATATCTTCGTACTTTTCAAGGTTTTGTATTATTTGTTCTGGTTTAAGCCCTGCCTTTTTGTTGTTTATTACAACCCTGCGAATAGTTTTAGTTCGCTCACTAAAAATGGAAACGTTATTTATTTTGCAGAAATAATAGAATGTAGATATCCTTACAACGTTTCCGCTTTTATGTTTTAAGCAGTAATCGTATTGCTTATTACACTTTTTATAATTATACTTGTTATCAAGTTCTGATATACGATGAAAATAACTCCTTCCATTTTCTCCAAACTGGTGTACAAATGCAAATCCAATCTTAAGCCATTCCTGATAAGACGAACATATTATTGCGCGTTTAGAAACCAATCCGTTAAATACTTGGTCAAAGTCTCCTGGCTCATAAACAAAGTTTGTTATTTCTTTTAGAGTAACTTCTTTCTCGGTTTTATTAAACGTAGAGCAGTTTATGTTCCAGTAAAGATTTGGGTCGTAAGAAACAAAGTACGGCTTTGAAACAGCAATGCTATCAGGCTCTACTTCCAAATCATACTTTTCCCAGAAATAAGTTTGCGCTCCAAGAAAAGTTTCACGATGTTTTGCAGGGTCAATTTTTATTACTATCCTAATCCCATCACCTCCTGCGCTCATCCACAAAGCAAAAATGTAATCGTCTTCTGATAGTTTTCTAATTGTTTCTTGAACATCTATTTCATCGCAGTCTAAAGCCATATACCCACTATGAACAAGCAAAGACTCGTCATTCCTATACGAAAATTCACCTGACATAGAACACGTTGGAAGGAGTTCGACTTTTAAATTGTCTCGTTTTTTAGAGTCTTTTTCAAGCCGTATTTTTGTAACTATATCTTCCCATTTTCCGAGTTGAATACATCTTAAGTAATCGGACATTTCTAATATCTCTGGCGAAGCAGGCTTTGATATGCGGCTAAATAATGAAACCTTGGGCATTAAAATTGTTTTTTACTGGCCTAAAAATTTTCTTCTACTGGTTCTGTTTCTGTACGAGCAATTTCTTTTTTAGAATAATTAGTTATTTTACCTGTTAGTTGTTGTATAAAGTTTTCGTAGCATGGTTTGCACTGGTTTTTATCTATGTTGTGCGTATCAAGATGTTTTTCGCATACAGGATAATCGCAATCGTCGCAAACTATATCAGTTTCTGCTCCGCATACATGGCAGTTCCAATTTTCTATACTACTGTATCTTTCTTTTTGTTTTTTAACTTGTGTATCGTAATTGTATCTTGCCTTTTTAATATGGAAAGATGATTTTTTAGCATCGCCAATTTTAATACCAGCGTCTTTGTTTTTTTCGTACCACCACTGGTCAATTAAGTCCATGTACATATCAAACCCTTTTACCAATGTGTACTCTGATGGATTTTTATGCTTTTCAAATAGTCCTGCTACGATTTTTTCTGCCATATTATCCACAACAAAATAATCGTACTTGTGTCCATACTCCTTTGTAAGTCCAGCAACATCAATTCCTTTTGTTATAGTAAGCATTTCACCCAACTGGGCTTCATCCCTCAGTTTCTTTCTGTCAAATACATATCCGCATATTTCTCCATCTTCATTTACCAAATTACAAACAGTTGAAGAAGCGTGTACTAAACCTTCGCAAGCCGGACACGACTTAACTGGAGCAACTCCTTCGCCTGGCTCATCAGGATGCCAAAAAATATGCTCCCAGTCTCTATCATCATGCCATTCTCCAAAGTCAACACAATGCGCACCCATGTCAATAATCTCAAAACTGTTTTTAGTTTTGAGCTCATAAGGATATTCATGCTGGCGCTTAGCAATTATATCTTTTGTAATTATCCTTCCACCCCTTCCGCCTGTTTGTATTAACTTTGTTAACGAAAGCGTTGTAAAGTTTTGAATTATCCTTTCAACAGTAATCTCGTCAAAGCCTGCTACTGTAATCATTACATTTTGCAAAATAGCGTTCTCTGTTATCTTAAACCATTCTAAAACATCTTCCTGTTGCTCTTCTGTCATTTTGCTATCTAAAACACGAGATGGTAATCCACAAAGAATAAATAGCTGGTTTACATCGTTGTTATGAGCAATAGACGTATTAAATATAATAGTCTTTTTTCCATTGCAAAACCTGTAGTAAACTTCTAATGTATTGCGAACATACTTTTGCTCACGATACGCATCAGATAACTGTGTTTCATTGTAGTCTCCAGTCATCTTGTTTACTTCTAACTTTGCTGCATCAACACGAACCTTAGGAGAACGTGTAATATTTTGAGAAAGAAACCCCATAGCAATCAACTGCTTTATTTGAGGCCCAACTACTATATCATTATAGTAGTTTTTAATTGGGTCTTTTTTGCTTGAGCTTATTGGTGTTGCTGATACACCAAGTATAAAAGCATTTGGAAAAAACATTGAAACTTTCTTAAAACTACCATCGTGGCACTCATCGCAAATAACAAGTCCTGGCTCGTCCATTAAATCAAGCCTATTAATGCCTGATTGTATCATTGCTATATAAACCCTTGAACGCTGATACTTTTTTGTTTTATCTGTTATTAAACAAGGTTTTGTTTCTGAAATAGCTTCAATTGCCTCGGCCGCCTGCTGCATTAACTTTTTTCGGTGAACAAAAATTAAAACAGGTTGTTTATACTCGGTTAAAAACCTGCGAACTATAATAGCAAACATCCAAGTTTTACCACTTCCTGTTGCAGATTGAAGTAAAACTTTTTTGTTTTGTACAAGAGACTTGATTGTTTTTTCGATTGTGACTTCTTGGTACTGGCGAGTAGACATATTAGTAGTATTTGTTAGAATTTATTTGTATAGTCAATTATTGGTTTACCAAGTAATTTAAACAGTTTAATTTCTTCCGACATGCCAAAAGAAATACGTTCTCCTGTAAGCCAAAGTTCGTCAAACATTCCTGTGTTTATTAGTGCAATGCAGTTATCTATTCCACGTTTACGCTCAAGTGGATTGTTGTCGTCCATTGCAAGGCAATCTCCAATGTATGGAGATAATGGAACAACGTCTTCTTTGCTTAAGTTTATATTTCTTATTATACGCAAAATATCCGAAATGTTTTCAGATACATTACCTGAAATTGGATGGGCTATATATACTATTTTCATGAGCGGTGTCCGGACTCGAACCAGATAAATTCCTAATCACCGCTACCAGCACATTAAAGCGATAGCGTTCTAATTAAAAAGGCAAATCGTCCAACAGCTCGTCTTTTTCTTTTGTGGAAAGTTCAGAAATAGGCTTGGCTGTATCGGCATCACTTGCTCCGCCGCGAGGAATAAATTCCTTGCCATTACCAAGTATTGCTCCTTTTTTTGTTTTGTCTTTTTTGTAAACTTCTGTAGGAACATCTTGTACTACCATACCAAGGTTTCCATAATCGTCAATCTCGCCATCAGGCTTCATGACAAGGGTAATATTGGCATAAACGCCTTTCTCCCCTACAATAATAAATTCTTTATCAATCGCCATTAAATTAATGCTCATTCTGATTAAGCGTTTTTCTTTACTTGCTTTGTTTTGCGTTTGTACTTTGTCTGCCATTTTTAGTTGTTTTATATATTTGTGATAAAAAGACCCTTGTGAAGTGGCGTCAATCCAGGCTTGTACAGCCTCGAATGGCACGTTTGCGTAACTTAATTTGTCTGTAAAATACTTATGAAAATAAACAGTTAGAAATCCATCGTCATACTCGATACGACTTACTAACGAAGAATTCATATTGCAGCTAAAATAGCCTCCCATTTAAACAGGAGTTTTCAAATGCGGCAATACCTGACTTGAAATAACTTTCTTCCCTGTCCATTATAACAAGGTCAACGTTATTTCTGTGGGCAGCAATTGCATGATTAAAGCTACCCCCATGTGTATCAAGTACTTTAAAGCCGTAATGAGATTTGTCAACAAATTCTTGAAGCAGCTTGTCATATATATACGCAGGCTTTTGTGTAGGATGGCGCTTTTTCTCGTCGTCAATTCCTCTTGCGTTTCTTGGCCTTCTAATTAGGAATGCGTTAGCGTCTATATTTGTAAGAGCTAATTCGCATCCAGCAAATGACATCTTGTCATTCATCTTATCCCAAACAATATGGCATCTGCCATTTTCTTTTATTTCAGAAACAAAGTAGTTGCCTCCCCAAATAATCCATTTACGACAAGCTCTAAAAAACAATTCCCAAAACTCTTTATCTGGGGTAGCGTTATCCCAGTTTCCCATTTCAAAGTCTCTTGGCCCAAGTTTTGCAACATGCCTACCTAAATCCATATTTCCTACATTAACTCCATAAGGAGGGTCTATTATCCCCAAATGAAAATGCTTATATGGGACTGTTTTTAAGTACTCTTTGTTATCGCAATGGATGAACGTAACAGGCTTTAAGTACTTAGTTTTAAACTCTTGCAGTCCATTTTCGTCGCAATACTCTTTTAAGCGAGCTATTTCTTTCATACTGGTATTTTTGATAAGAATGTTTCAAACTTTTTAACAGCAGCCCTTTTTTTGAAGCTGCCGGAATTAATCTCATCCACAAAAGATTTGATTTGGCTGATAGCTTCAGGAGCATACTTAATTATTTCTGCTTCGCGAGGAGATATATTGTCGCAAAGAACTGCAATGTCTGTGTCGCTTTCATTGCGAACTACACCTCCTGGTATTAATTTCCACATAGTTTATTCCTCCGTTTCTTCGTCTGAAGTAATTAGGTTTCGTGTGCTAATGTTGTTCATATACTCGCGGCAATCAGTTAATCTTGCCTTAATCATGTCAATAGCCTCGTCATTTCGTTTAACCTTAAACTCGATAATCCTATCCTCTATTGGGAGATGGTCATAGCAATGCTTTGCGCGAAGTTCTTCACAGGCAAGCTGGTAGTCTTCGTTTGTCCAACTGTTTTCATAAAGCATCTTTTTTTCTTCCTGTAATACGAGAAACAATGGAGTATTAATAAGCGTATTAATAACGCTTCCACTTTGCTTATTCCACAACCAAAGATAGCATTGCATCTGCCAGTAATTGAGTTTTGAAATCGGCTCTGTTAACTTGGCGAAATGGGTAAAAATATCCCAGCTGCTTTTATAGTCTCTAACGATGTCAGACTGCTCGTCGCACTCGCCATTAACCCAGCCATTTCCTAAACGAACCTTATTCTTTTTGTGGAATTCTCCAGTGTATTCAGAATACAAGGTAATGCTGTCCTCTTCAACAGCAAGTCCCTTTTCTAAATATTTGGATACTATATCCTTTTCAAAACCAGTTTTTGCAGTAATGTAAATTTCAATTAGCTTCTTTTTGCAAACTGATGAAAGTAACGGTATTCCAAGTTTTGGCTCAAGCTCTGCCATTTTTATACGCAGTATTCCACACTGGTCTGCAAGTTTTTTTGCAGCGGCGGTTTCCTTGTTTTTGCTGTCAAGCCATTCCTGAAGCTTTTTCTCATGAGAGTTTTTTGCTTCGTTGTACTTTGTTTGATTTGACTTTCCTTTTGGATTAGTCATTAAAAGTCCCATATAGTGGGAGCGAAATTCAAAATTAGAGAAATCCATAATTATTGGTTTTATATTTGTAGTGGGCTACCAAGGTATCGAACTTTGGTTAATGCCACAATAGCCCATAAACCCTAATACGTTTAGAAAAACCATAGGGTAATCACAAAACGAAACAGTTACTGTAGTTCTTTAAACTTTTTATCGTATGCCATTCTTTGCTCGTTAGTTGTAATGTGTTGTTTGTATTTTTCCAAACCTTCTTTTGTTATTGCAGACTCAATCAACTTCATTAGCCTTTCTGAACTTTTATCAGCAACTGGTTCTGACGGCTTTCTAATTTCAACAGGCCTGAAAATTTCATCAAACTTTACTTCGCCACGTTTAAACGACTCACGCAAAGCTTTTAATGCAACAATATCTTCACGGGTAATAAACTCTACAGACTCTTTTCCGATGTACTTTAGTAATTCAACTTCTGTAAGCTTTTGTGCAGCGAATGTATCTGTAAAGTATTTTATTTCTGCTGTTACCCTTTTGCTTAATTTGTCAGCATCAGAAGTATCGCCAGCAATCTCATCCTTTACAGCGTTGTAAACTTTACGAGTAATTGCAGCAGGAATAACTGAAAGAATTGCATTCCTCAAAGCAATAGATGCTGCTGCCATACCAGTAGTAGTAATCATGTCATTATTATAACGGCCAGAATTACCAACTATGCTTCGCTTGCATGTAAACCTGAAAGCGATATTTTTTTCCAAGTCCATACAAGTTGCTCTTGCTGTTACGTGTGTAGCATCAGCATCAAGCACTTCGCTTTCGTACCTCATATTGCCCATTTCCTGAACAAGGATTTTTGCAAGTTCAATACTTTCTCCTGTTAACTTTTTACCACCGCGAGGCAATGCGTATGTGCAACTTTCTGCAGTTTCCTTGTCTATTGTTGCCATTGAAATAGCTTCACGGGTACATTTTTTAATATCGCGAGGAAAGCGTTTCGCAGTAGCAATTTGCTTATCAAGCATTGCTAAATCCATCTGCATCAGTTGCATTGAAGACGAGTCCACTTCTTCAACGTACATTATTTCGTCTGCCATAAAAGTATTTGTTTAGTATTACAAGTTAAAAAGGTTATCAATTTCTGTCTTAGTCTTTCCATGAAAAGGAGGTTGTGGAAATTCTCCTTTTGGAATTGATTTAAATATTGCTTTGCAAGCTTCGTTAATTGCTTCTTCCGCAAGTTGTAACGTGTCGTACACGTTATTCATAGTAGCCCAATAGAATTTTCCGTCAGGCATTTTAAAAATATTAACCCCTTTGTACTTTTTATGAGGTTGCATAACTTTAACTAATTCTCGGTAGTGGCTTGTAGTAGACATATTTTTTTCGTTTTGTGGTTACAAATATAATCCAAAACTGTGTTAAAAAAACGTTAAATGAACAAACGATTTTCAGACGTTTTACGGCATTCAAATGCGTTTATGTGTATTGTGTTGCCAAATTAATTTAATGCCGTGGAACGTGCCGTGAAACGCGCAGCGCAGCCATCCTGAATATATTGCACCCATACGCGCGGGCGCACATACGCTCGCGCTAATCAATATATATGCAAATAAAATGGGGAGTAGAAACTCCCCATACGTACAAATACTAAACCAATACCAAGTTAATATGCTACTTTAATAGCATTAAGTCTGTTAATCCATCCTGCATAATCCTGCTCGGTTTTTGCAGGGTTTATCTTTTTTAAGTCGTCAAACCTTCTTAGGCGATAACCGTACAATTTACAATAAAGTTCAAAAGGATACATTAAGTTTATTGCTGTTATAGTTTTACTTCCAAACATTCCATCTATATCATGTCCTTTAAAACCAACTATCTCCTGAACAGCATCAGCAATAAGCACTGGCCCATTAAGTAATCCAGCGTCAACTATAAACATTGCGAGATTTTGGTTTTTAATATCGTCTGCTTTAAAAAAGTCCCAGTATAACTTTTTTAATATTTGCATTGCTTGCTGAGGTTGCAAATCTTTAAGAGTTTGAACATCATATCCAAGTCCAAACTCTTTAATATCATTCATTACCAAGCCAAACTTTGTTGGCTCGTCTCCTGGAACATTCTCGAAAACAACACCTTCAAGTTTATTTTCAATAGGCCAATATATATTAAAGTCTGCCATTAGAATAGTTTTTTAATTTTAGCGTATGCGATACCAGCAGCAATCAAAGCAAGGATTATCCACAAATAAAAAGGAATTGATACTTTGTCTTTTACTTTGCTTTTTACACTCTCGTCTTTTTTAACGCGAGTAGTATCGTTTTTTTGAAGTTGTTTTTGACTATCTATAAATCGTATAAGCTTTTGATAATCGCTATCGCTTTCATTAAACTTCTTATCGTATGCCTGTTTTGAATAAGCGTTAACAGATAGTACGCGCCTTCCTCCTGGATTAAAAGTAATCTTTCCAGAGTCAACACTAAATGTAAAAGCTCCAGTTACAGGAAAAGACGAGTCGAATTTTACTATTACACCCTCGTTATTAGATGTAAACGAGTCTGTTTGCAACGAATGTTTCGTAAAATCTAAGGAGTCTATGTAAACTTTGCTCTCTGAAGAATTTATTTCATGCACAATTGAAGTACTGTCAGTTTTAATAACAGACTTTTGTAAATTCAATTTTGTACTTGTGCATGAAGCAAGTACAAAAAGTATTGGTAATAAGTATTTCATATTAGTTTGCATTTTTTTGGTCAGGAGTTTGTTGAGCTGTTGAGTCTTTTGTACCCAATTTTTCAACTGTCTTAAGTCCGAACAGGCCGCATATTATGGCTACATCGCTGTAAATCCATAACTCTCCAAACTGTCTGACTTTCCACAAAATAATAAACCCGAAGAGCTGGAAGCAAATTATGCAAATAAACCCACTTAGTCTATTTACGCTTCCTGTTCCATTTGCTTCTGATAAAGCACTTTTAAAGTAAGAAAAAACTTTGTTCATATTATTTAGTTTTTAGTTCCAGGTCGTCAATCCTTTTATTTGTGGAAAGCAAATCTGCATCAGTTTCCTTGTTTTTGTTTCCCTGCTCACCCTTAAACTCGTAATAACTTTTTGTTATATTATTAATCTGTTCAGAGTTTACAAGCATTTGAGCATGATCTGCTCTCTGTTGTTTTATTCCATCCATAATATCATCAAGTCTTCCTTTTATAAGAAAACCAATAACTGATAAAAGTAATGGAGTTAGCCAGGTTCCTATTAACTTTAGCAAGTTTGTGTTAGATGTTGACATTTTAATAGTTTTATTGCTTTAAGAAATTACGACCTGTCAAAATTCTACTTTGGTTACTTTGGTCGTACTGCTTTGCGTTTAGTTGAAAAGGTTACAAAGTTACTGTTACACCCGCACCGGTTAAGTAAAGGTAATCGGCGTTACTTGTCCCGCCTGTTGGGGCAGCTGTGCCAGTTAAATAAACGGTGGTTAGTGGCGCGTTTGCTTGTTTCGCTGTTTTTAATGAACTCAAAATAGCATTCGTAGTTGCTGTCGTAATTCCCGAACAGGTTACGTGGTATGTTTTTAAACGTGTCAGACCGCCTAAATTAGCTACATCATTTATTCCATACGTTGCGCTACCCGTAATCGTAACGTTTGCGAGATTCGGGCAGTTAGAAAGGGTAACAAGTATAAAAGGTGTACGGGCAGAAGATACGTTCATTTTTAAGTCAGTCAACGCCGTTAGCTTTCCAACGTTCCCCGAAAAAACGCTGCTTATGGTATTGTTGGATATTAGGCTGTTTAGGGCCGTAAAATTGTCTATCCTGAAATTGTCTTGGCTTTGTATACCACCGGTTGCGGCCGGCAATGTCAGGCTTAATAGCCCTGCCGAAAATAAGTTAAGCCCTAAAAAATCAGAGTCCTTTGTTACGTTGCTCATGTCGAGCGTGGTCGGGAATACTGCATCTGTGGCACCAGTGCCGTCTACCTTTACCTGTGTAAATAGATACGGGCTCATTAGTGCGTTCAAGTTCGCTATTTTGTTAAGTATTAGCGCGTTGTCTGTTAGTGTCATAATTATATAGTTGTTAAGTAATATCCTTCTAATTCTGCCAATAATTGCATGGGTATATCCGTGCCGTTTTTAAATGGGTGTACCCCGTCTGCACAGTTATACCTTAGTATTGGCATGTCTGTTGTAGTGTCGGGAATAGGAGCGGTTGAAGTATACAGGCTGTACGGTAATGTACTATACAATGCCTGTGTGTTGGGCATCTTTATCGTATAACTCCATCCTGTTTTTTCCCATAGCTTGAATATGGGTAAGTTCCATAATGTTGCAACGTTCGTTTGTGCTTGTGCTACATACGGCTGGTATAGGTTTTCAAAGTGTCCCGAAAACGCTATCCTTACAGTCGGGTTAACCTTCAGTATTTCATTAATCAGAAATCCGCAAGCCCCTATAAAAGTGGTTTTGTCGTATATGTTAGACGGCGTTGCGATAAAATTTGCATCACTGTACCCTGCTGCATTCCAGTTGCTATAATCATTTACCCCGTGGTCTATAACCACAAGAGAAGCCGCTGTTCCGCCCGTGCCATCAACATAGGGAATAATCCGGGATTGGTAAGAAGCCCCTAATATAGTGGCCTGGTCGCTAGCTGATAAAGTTGTTGGCTTCGTACTTCCCGTAAGCGCTGTGCTTATTGTTGCCCAATTATCAATAATGTACTGCTTTTCAACTGTTGTGTGTGTCAATGCCCACGCATACGAACTCCAAAACATACCAGCCCCGTTGCTTGGTGCCGCCATTATCATGCTGCTACTTACCGCCTCATTATAACAGCTTGCCCCGTGTTGTGCGCAAGCATCATTCGGGTACTGCGTTACAGTAGCCGTACTTGGTAAGTAAGTTTTGTAAAAATCCCCAAGCGGTATAGAAGTGCCACACCACAAAATGTATTTGCCATTAAATTGAGAAGTTGGATATTTTAGCGACACCGTTGCAGCTTTTGCCGCACTTGCTTTTAAAAAGCCCAACACGCCTATATTAGTATCATCAGGAGTATATGCCATATAATTTGTTTATTGAATGTCCCAGGTTGTTCCATCATTGATAAGAGTATAAGCCGTACCCGCATTGATTGCAAATGTGCTTACCGCCGAGCTTCCGTATATATCATTGCCACCCGCATTGCTGTTAAGTGTTATCGTGCCGCTTCCTTTGCTTTTAATGAAAAAGAAATATCCAGTATTCCCCGACACGGGAGGTAGTGTCCATGTGCTATTGGTGCCGGTAAAAACCAAATTAGAAGCCGTTACCGACATGGTATAAGTTGATGCACTAATTATGGTGGGGGTGATATTAAACGAGCCTGTTGATGTAAGCGAAGGGGTTGTTGCAGATGTTGCCACATTCAATGTGCCGTCTATCTTGCTTGCCGCGCTGCTGCCCGCCACATGCAATGCGTATATACTTGCACCTGAATACGAACCTGAAAAAGCACCATTGATATACAGTGTTGGTATTTCCCCCACCGCTGCGCCACCGTTTGTAATTGTTGGGATAGGGTTTATTACATGCTCTGCTAATACTTGATGCGTACCTGTAGAGTTAGTTGTTACAGGACCTCCGGCTGTTTCCCAATTTGCATAGCTATTATTTGCAGGTACGGTAAAAGTTACAGCGGCGTTTCCTAACACTCTGTAAGTAATTTGTGAGGCCCCACCAAACAAAGCACTACCGGAACCTGTATTTGTCGAGCCGTTACCGCCGCTTGCGTGGAAGTTTGTTGAGGTAAACCCCGTGGCCGTAGCCATGCCACCCGTGAACGCATGAAGCCCCGTCCAAGTTGGTGTTATTGCTTGTGATATAGCAGGAGCCGCATCGGAGCGCATAAATGTTGTTGCAGAGCCGTTTACGGCAGTGAGACCAACACTCGAGCTTGGATTAGCTGCCACTGTATAGGCTGGTGTTGCCCAAGTGCCATCACCACGCCAAAATGTTGTAGAGCTTGCACTTGTACCGCTGTTTAAGTTCGTTACAGGCATATTACCTATGCCGAATACTCCTGAAGTGTTATTGTATGTCAATGGGCTTGATGCAGATAAAGAAGTAAGGCTTATTTTGCTTGCGACATCCGCACTATCTGCCAGTGTGTAGTTTTTATCTTGAAACTGAAATGTACGTGATGCAGTTAAATGTCCTTTGGCAAAACTTGCGGCAAAACCGTTACTACCAACGATGCTAAAAACCCCGGTTGCGTTTGCAAAAGCATAATTATGGCCAGATGGTGGTGTTGGGCTTGAAGATTGAGAAGGTAAATCAATATACCCCGTTCCTCCGGTTCCTGTTATAGCAATTTGGCTAAATGAGTTGTTACCTGTAAATGCATTATTGGCGGATAGTATACTGTCCCGTAAAAAGTAGGTGAATAATTTTGTTGCCAACCCCCATTGGCTTGTATCTGCTTTTATTGTCCCGGTTGTTGTTATAGGGCCGCCCGTAATCCCATAGCCTGTTGCGACATTATAAACAGTCCCAGCACCGCCAGCACTTGCTATATCAGATGCTTTTACAAAAGTTATTTTATGTGTTACAGAATCTAATACAACAACTCCTAATCCTGTTGGTATGCTATACGTTGCTCCAATATGAACATTGTTTTTTCCAAGTCCTATATTAATGCCGGTATCAGTTAGTATTAATTGCTCTTTAATTGTATCGTGTATAGGGTCTCCATAATTAAATGATATAAAATTAGTATCAGCAGCAACCCATGTTCCTTTTATTCTATTAGGAGATACTTTTGATACATAACTTCTTAATTGTATTTGATGGTAGTTTTTAGGAACGAAATCTAATTCATAAGTTGTATCGTTACCGTGAATACTATGGTCATAAACAAAACCACTTGTACTTACAAGCGCAGCGTCAGAACTGTCTGCTCCATGAGATATAACATTCTCCATAACAGGATAACCAGCGTCTCCCATTATAGATGTAGTGCTGTCATGTATATTATAAGTAAAATAAGTATTTCCGTTAAGCATTATAGTATGAGAAGATAGTAATGAACTTCCGTTATTTAAAACAGTTTCAAAATCAATAAGTGCTTTTAACGCAGCAAGGCTATCATTTAATTGAGAATGAGTAACATATCCTGACAGGCTGTCAAGCTGTTTACTTAAGTTATGATATACTCCACTAGAGTAGTATATTAAACTATCATGGTAAACGAATATCTGTGGAGTAGTATCAATTGTATTAAGATATAGACTATCTCTTCTTGGTACATGCTGAACAAGCCAAGCTTTTATACGGTTAAAATTGTTTCCGTAAGTAGTTGGAGGATTTGGAGAATAAATTTGAGAAAATGCACTTCCACAAATAAAAAGTATAACGATTAGTGGTACGAGTTTTTTATACATAAAAATAACGATTTACGCTTACGTTTTTTGGCCTTGTTTCTGTATCTCCATCAGAAGATGTTCTCATTGTTGCATCTGGATTAGTAGAGCCGCCAAAGCTATCACCTCCTCCTCCAGAATATCTTCTGTTTCCTGTTTGCCTACTAAAAAATGAAGGTATTCCAGGTATTGCTCCAGCTCCATGAGTTGTGTGGTCATGCGCCTTTAAAGCATCAAGTTGATAGTCTCCTGATGCACCTGTTGAAGATGTGTTCTTTTGAAATAATCCTCTTCTGTCAGGAACTCTAAACTTATTTACATTTGATGGGTCTGATGAGTTTGCTAACGAAAACAGGTATTTATTATTACCAGTACTCCATGAGTCGTAATCGCAAACCTGTCCAATTGGCAAGTTTAATACATACTCGTTGTACAGTCTGCCGTACTGTGTATTTAAAAGTATAGAACCATCAGCAGCAATAACGTTCCATGAAGAAGTATCATCTAATCCAACTTCTCTTCCAACTGTTTTGAAGTTTCCATCGTAGTTAAAAACTCTCCACTCGTAAACATTATCAGCTCTCTTGAACTTATAAATAGTTAAAAATTCGTTAGGAAGTATATAAATATTTCCTCGAAGAAAGTTTATAACATCGGTTCCTGTCTTTACAACAGAAACGCATTTCATTGCTTCGTCTGAAGGAGCAGCAGGAACAGGATTTCCAACCTCTATCATCAATACCCTTCCGGTTACAACAGTAGTTATATCAGGAAGTGTAATAGTAAGAGTTGACGAAGCTGGTTCAACTATTATTTTTGCGCCAAAATCAGCAACTACTACAGTATAGTCAGCTGTTATTAATTTACAAGAAAAATCAATAACTGTTGGTAACGAGCCTCCCATAGGATTATCTATAGGATTGAATATAACACAGTAATCCTGATTTGGTTGAAACTTATCATTTGCCTGAATTAGAATAAAAGTTCCTGTTGTTTCATCATAAGTATAGTCTTCGTCCAAAACTAATGGGGCCCTTCCTCCAACTTCAAATAAATCAAAAGTCCATCCAATATAATTTGGCTTTACAGGAGTTCCTGTACCGTCAAAAACAAAAGTGTTTGTTCCTGAAACAAGTCCTGGAGTTGTATCAACTTTTAGAAATTCAGATTTACGAGTAAGTGTTCCGTCTATATTTCCAGGTACAACATCAAAACTAGCAAGGTTATTTATAGGGTTTCCGTCTCCGTCAATCTCGTTTAGCTGAAAATTATAGTTTGCTCTTGGCAATCCTAAAAAATTCCAGTATCTTGATGGATGCCCAGAAGTTGAGTCAATTATAGAAGCAACAACAGCTAATGGGTCAGCCTCGTTATATATGGTTGCTTCTATCCTATTTATTATTTGAGGATAAGCAGAACTTTGCGCATTAAGTGTAAGTGTTGCCATTATCGTATAAATTTAAACCGTTTATTTATATGTACCAAATATATTTAAGTGGTGTTCCACGGCCAATTTTGGGCTGTTTCACGGCGTTAAATACAATTCGTGTACATATACATTGTTTACATACACATGCCCGTAATTCGTCCATTATTCCAATGTGATATTAATCAAACTTCCTGGCTTGCCGCCAAAAGCTACTGCATCTGCAACTATAGTTATTCCTCCTGTTATAGCGCCTGGGGCAGCAGCAAAAACATTACCTTGATTATTGATAGATAAAAGCATAGCAACTTTAAAATAATACATTGGGAAACCTGAAACATCATCAGAAGATGAAAGTTTATCATCTTGACTCATAACGTATTGCTGGCCTTCCACAAAAAGATTATCGAGTTGTAACGCCTCTGTAATTTTAAGATATAAATAATCTGGCATACCTGCAGCATCACCAAAGTATATATCACGTTTTCTTGCAGCAACAGAATAAAGCAATTGGCTATTTCCAAGTTCATCTACATAAGTAATAAACGTTGGGTTTGGCTGAAGTTTTGCAACAAGCCCCTCTGTTCTGAATATAGACTTTATTCCAGTACTAAAAAAGAAGCCTGTTTTATTAATAGAATTAAAAGCCTCTACTAATATTGTCTTTGGCCATTTATCCCTTGTTTCAATTCTTTCTGATATAGCAACTGGATTTCCAGCTGATTTAACAACAAAGAAGTATTGGTCTTCTGGATATATACTTAAATCTACAGATACCTCAAAAACAATATCTGGTATTGGAATTGGAGCTGGAGTAACCGGAAGATAGTTAAACGTATCAACCAAAGAACCATCTAAACACTTGTATAAGCAAAGTGTTAAATCATTTACTCCATTTGCTATTATCTGGTCAACAATAGGGTCTGTGCGCTGAAACTTTTGTATGTACATTGGATTAACAACCCAAGGCTCATTCCTGTTGTTAAACCAGTCTTCATATAACTCCTTATTGTTATACTTTTCATCTTGTGTAAAATCATAATCCACAAAATGTAAAGAATTGTAGTCGCTGTGGTAAAATGAATTTTTCATAAGATTTATGTTTATGCCATTTTTATAAGCATTAAGTAAACTGTTATAACTTGTTTTTGGGGATAATAGCAATTTCCAATTTTGAACATCGTCAGTTATATTTGCCATACTCATACTTCCTATTGGTAAACAATAAAAAGTAGTTCCTCTAAAATCAAACACAACTAATCCACCTTTTGAAAAGTTATAAAGTATTTGGTTAAAGTTTAAAGGAACACGAGTTTTAAATGTTGCATATTCAAGCATAAACAACGGGTCTCCAAGTTCTGATTGATTTATACTTGCGCGTTCAGAAATTGTTACTCCGTTTAATGTTGTTACTTGATTAGGGTTTTTGCTTGCAGTCTGAAATTGAATTACTCCATTTTTCTGCTGCTGCATTATTGAAGACAGAAAAGGGTAACGAGCCATTAAAGCTCTTTTTGGCGATAGCGTAGTGTTAAAAACTGTATTATCAGTTACACCAGTAATTGAAGAATATTCAGGCCTATTAAGTTTATATCCTACAATATTAATTGAAACGTTTTCTACTTGTAGAGACGTTGATAGTATATGCAATCCATCCGATATAGGAGCCATAACAACAGTAGCAAGCGATATAGGGTCTATATAAGTTGTTGGAACAACCTGTAGACTCCAGTCTCCGTTTGCGTCAACATAGCAATCTCCAAGTGATTTATATGTTATGTAATCAAGCCAAACGTTTACCAGTGTTCCAGGTACACCAACACCTTTTATCAAAGGAAGATTATTAACCTCTTGAAATCCTTGAGAAAAAGATGTTATTAATGGATATTCTGTATAAGCTTGAACATTAAAAGTAGAAACTACCCCGTTTACATCAATAGTATGGTTTCCGTTGATAAGAACAGGAGCTTGTGTTTTCCACAAACAAGAGCCATCTGCGAAACGTGTTTCTATAGTTACTCCGTCAATTTTTATTACCAACGAAGTTCCTTGCTGAGCAATACCTCTTATTAACGGCTCGTTATCATACAAACTTTGATTGTTTGATGGATAAGTAACTATTATAGGACACGTTTGAGTTGTATCAATAGTAACAGTAATTGTACTTTTTGGGTCTGCTTCTGTTCCATACGTTACATCTATTATATGAATACCAGTTGCTATTCCTGGGTCATAAGAAGACAAAGCTGTTGAAAAATCGTAACTCCATGAACCATCAGAACCTGCAGTAGTACTTCCATCTAATACAGAGTCGTAATAAACATTGACAGTATTTCCAGGTATGCAAACACCTTCAAGTCTTGGTTTATTATAATTTATTATAGCATTATTTGAAGGGTATCTTATTAATGGCTCAAGCGGTTCGGAGTTTATTGTTACGTCAACAAAGTTTTCAATTTCAGTTTGAGCCATTTCTGTCTCATCTGAAATATCTACCATATAAACACTTGTATCACCACTGTTATCTTGGGTTGATTGTCCCTGATAGTCAATACGCAAAAACTCTATATCATAGCATCCTTGGCGATACTTTGGTACAACAGACATTTTCTTATCAACACTTATAACAGGAAGCGAAAACTTATTAGTAGAATTTACTTCCAATATACCTGAAGGGTGCCTATAATCTTGGTTTGGAGAGCCAATATCAATTGAATTATACTCAAACTCTGTAGCGTTTTCCAATTCCAAGTCTGAAACTTCGCCTAAATAAAACAGTACGGTTTGCTGAGTATATATATCTTTTGCAGGCTCAATCCATAGCTCTCCGTTTATTACACGAAGAGCAAGAAATAACGAAGCGTCATAAGATTTAAAAAAGTCATTAAACGTAGTTGCTATATAAGCGTTTGGCTGGTTTCTTATAGAAGAACCAGGCAATGCAACAATATTATTGTTTGTGGAAAAGTAATTTGAATTTATGCTATATCTACCAAGCGTTGCCTTGTTAACAATTTCCTGTAATAAATCCAATGGCCTAAGAGCATAAGCTATTGAAGGTTGAGCTTTTGTTTTAACAACCATGCTAAATAAAGAGCTCTGAATAAAAGTTTGCATATTATCTCCAGAACCAGCAACTGGAATATAGTAACCAAATATAGTAATAGACTCTCCAGCTGCTAATGGCTCTGATAAATTAAATGGAACATTGTACGTTACTCCTGTTTGCAGGTGTCCAGTATTATGTCCAAATATATAATGGTCAGGAGGAATTCCAATCAAGGCGTTATCAGTATTCTTCATCCAAAATATACTAAATGCTCCTGTAAAAGAAGTATTTATTTGAAATTTTAATGAAAAATTTCCAGAAAATACAGGAGTTGCTCCATAATAACTATAAGCTAAATAAGCTGGATTGTTATGAAGAAAGTCATTTAACGAAGCAAGAGAGTTTCCAATTTCATTAAATGATTGAGACTGTACAGAAAGACCAGAAGAGTCTCCATCTTGATTTACCAACGAAATAGGAAATACAAAAAATGGCAATACTGGATAGTTTAAAACTTCAACAACAGGAGCAAATGTGTACTTGTTTATTAAAGTTACTCCATCAAATAAAACTGGTATAGCTTTTGGATTTGTAGGAGAGCAATCAATACTTAATTCAACATTATCATACTTTGATAGTACTCCCCAAGGCCCATCATCAACAGTTGGAATAGAGAAAGTATTTGATTTAGGACTATATTTTTTTTGAGAAAAATCAAACTTTCCGGTATACGAAAGTTCATAAACTCCTGTTGTAGATTGCCATTCAATAACAGTTAAGTATGCTAATTGCTCAAATCCTTTACCATTTAAGTAAAGATAATTAAGAATTGCAGCTCCGTCTTCCACAAAATCAAGCGGATAGCTTATTGTTCTGATTAAAGAAAAATACTTTTCATTTGTTCCAAATTCTATTGAAGAGTTTTTTAAATTAGCAGGATTAAATTGCAATGGATTTGGTCTTGCATTACCTGTTACAATCCATGAGCCATCAACAGAACGAGATGCGCTGTAGTACATCTTGTTACTGTCAGATATAAACAAATAAACATTTCTTTGATTTCTTCCTGCCATGATTAATTCCTCCCAAGTGTTTTCTTTCTGTATGACTGAAATCCTAAATCAACGTTTACGTTAACTTGGGTAGTTTGTTTTTGCTCTTTTTGCTTTAATTGTTTTGCAAGCCATTTAACCTGACTCCAATCACTATAAGATGCACTTTTGTCTTTTATTTCAGGTATTGCGTTTATAGGTAAAAACTCAGTTCCTTTTTGAACAAACCCAATAGTATCAGAAGTAACCAATACGGGAGCCTTTCCTGGCTCTTTCATTAACTCTGCTCCAGCTTCGCCATAACGAGCAATGCCAGAATATTTCATAGTTCCACCTTCTGCAAACTCTGGTATTTTTGTTGCAAGTATAGTAGCAACCTCAACAGCAGCTATTGCACCAACTATTGCAGCTGCTACTGGACCATATTTTAATGCAGAAACAGTTGCTTCTGCTCCAGATATTAAAGCTTGTGTAACAGCTATTTCTTTATCCTTAACAGCGTTATCGTGCTTTATTTTACGTTCTTCAAGCATTATCTGCTTGTCGTATTCTGTTTTTTGCTGAGCAAGTTTAATTTCCAGCGCAGCTTTATCTTTTGCTGACAGCGTTGATTGCTCTAATGCTTTTTGGTTTGCATCAAATATTTCATCTTGAACTTGTTTTACTTGTTCAAGTTTTCCAATTCGATATTCTGTTTCTGCGTCAATAATAGTCTTAACTCCATCAAGTGTTTTTTGAGCAAGTTCAATTGATTTTGAACGCTCAAACTCTTTTATTTCTTTTGTGTGAGCAGCTTTATCTTCCTCAAGTTTTAAGGAGTCATCACCGTATTTCTTTTCCAAATCAATTAAATACTTATAAAGATTTGCTTGATTTTCTTTTTCTTTATCAAGTATTGATTTGTTTATTTCAGAAGGATCTTTGTTGAAATTGTTTTGAGCTTCGTTTATTCCAGGTTTATTACCCTCTATCGCATTTTGAGTATTTCGTATTTCAAATAGGTCATCATTAAGCTTGTCTTGTTCGCCTTTTACATTTCTTGATTTTGTTATTTTGTCAAGCTTAATACGATAGTTTTCATAAGATACTTCTTTCTTTTCAAGACTATCATTTAAGTCTTTTAACTGGTTTGCATATGAAATCTTGTAACTTTGCTCTGCTTCAAGATTTGTGTCTTTTAACTCTTTTAACTGAGTTTGGCCAGACGATGTTACTATATCGCCAACCTGTTTTGGAGCAAGAGACAATATACCCTTAACGCCTTTATCGTAAGTAGAGTTTGCTGCATCAACTTCTGATTTTATTAAACCTTTTGTTGGGTCATTAAGTACTTCGTCTCTATTTAATTTAAGTATTTCTTTTTGCTTTTCCACAAAAAGTAAAAATGCAGATATGCGCTCTTGTAGAGATTTTTCAGTATTTTGAGTTATTGAATGATTATATTCTGAAGATATTTCGAGTTCATTACGATAAGATATTGTTTTAGCTTTTAAGTTTCTTTCTTCAAAACCTTCATTTACCTTATTGGTTTCTTCATTATACTGCTGGTCTAATCTTAACAACTCTTCTAATTGTTTTCTTTTTGCAAGTATAATATCGTCATTAGATGTAGAGTTATTTGCAGTTATATTAAAAGTATCAAGAGATATAACTTTTTGCTGTGCAGAATATTTTGCCTGTTCAGCTTCAAGTATTTCTTTTTGAGTTGAATGAGCGCTTTTTATTATAAGTTCATTTGCTGCAATAGTGGTTTCAAGTTTTTGTTTTTCTGTATCAACATAAAGCTTACGAGCTTGGTCTGCATTAAACTTTTGAAGTTCTGCATCTTTTTTATCAAGGTCTTGCTTCGCTTCGTAATAATCTTTAGTATTGGATACAGCTGCACTATAAAGCTCTTTTTGATACTCAATATCTGATTTAAGCTGGTCAATTCTAACTTTTATATCAGATGATTGATAAAACTCACTTTTTTTATCGTGTAACAATTTATTCCAACTATCAACTTCTTGAAGAAGTTTATACATTGTATCTTTACTACTTATTACAGCAGACTCTGTCAATGCAAGACCCTGAGTTCCTCCTACAGTATTTGATATACCTTGAAATTTAGTTCTTGCATTTGCTACACCTTCAGCAAGAGTTTGATTAAGATTTGCTCCAAATGATTTATTTATATCAGTTTGGCGTTCTCCTGCTTTTGAACCGGTATCACCTATTTCATCAAGATATTCTTTCCTACTTTTTATAAGCTCATTATATATTGAAATTTGCTCTTTAAGAGTATTGTTAATATCTGTTTGGTTTTTTTCTTCATCAACAAGTTTATCATTTAAACCAGATATTGCGCCAACTACTTTTTCTATAGCTTCAAACGCAAGATTAAATATACCAGCCATACCAATACCTGGAAGTATATAAGCCAATGTCCTTACAGAACCAAGTGCTTTTCCAAGTGAACCACCAAACAATTGACCGCTTCTTGCTCCTGAACTAACTGCTTGGTCTATTCCGTTTACTATTGACTGCGATGCCCTTAAGTCAGTTAACGCAGCTTTTGTCTCAGGTGCATTTTTACCCTTATTTATATATAAGTTAGAATACAAAACCTGTTGGTCTTTTATAGCTTGTTTTAATAACTGGTAATCAGATAATAGTCTTTCTTGAGCACGAGACTCGTCTCTTGCTGCTTGTTCAGCTTGTTTTGCAGCTTGTAAAGCATCTCTTGATGCTTGGCGACTTGCTGCGGATGCTTGTTGAGCAGAACGTGCAGCTGCTTGATTTGCTGCCCTTGTTGCCTCTATTGCTGCTGTTTGAGCTGTTTGAGCTTGTATTGCATCCAATATAGATTTAAGCATTTGCTCGTTTGCAGCAACTGCAGAAGTTGAAAAAGACTGTTGTTTTTGTTGAAGAGAAGCAAGTCCAGCATTTAACTGGTCTATTAAATCATTTGTTTTTGCGATTGAAGAATTAAAAGCGTTAAGTCCATCAATAGACAATGGAGTAATTTTACTTCCATCATATTGAGATAGTTTATCAAAAAGAGCAATAAACTCCTGAAGAGTTTGTTTTTTCTGGTCATTAAAATCAGAAACATCAAGACCTATTGCTGTTATATTTTGCCCTGCCATTATTTTTGGTTTTTTAACGCTTCTGCTTCTTCGTTATTTTGAACAATCATTATTGCAAGTTCTTCAAGACTTCCAACTCGTTCTCTGTCAATCTTGTACCCATTTTTAGAAAGCATATTTAACATCTTTATAAAACGAATACGAGACTCTTTTAATGTATAATTAACAAGTCCCTTTGACTTTTCTTCTCGATAATCCTTAAGTTCTTTTATACATTCTTCTAAACGAAGTTCGTATTTCTTTTCCTTTGACTCTATTCTAAGTATCTGTTTTAAAAAATCATCTACTGCAACTTCGTCAAATATTAAACTTGAGTTTCCTTTCCACAAAAGATTATGGCCAAATGGTTTAAAGAATTCTAATTGATTTAGAAATGGAATATTAAACTCTGCTAAAAACTCTTTTTGTAAACGTATTGCAATTTTTATAGAGTTAATCCTATTGGATATAAAATGTATATACGATACCTTTTCAAATTCCTCTGTTATCGAAACGCCTGAAGCATCAATATAGTACACATAAAGTTCATCAAAGTTTTCTTTTGAAATCTCTGTATAGTCTTCATTAAACCAGCACTTCATGAACTGATTTATCGTTACTTCCTCAAAAGAAAAATGTTTCATTGTGCGAATTTAGTATTTATAACCTGCTCTAATTCAGGTAGTATTATTTCATCTCGCAATCTTTCTAATGACTCTTGATTTAACTGCATTACAGTTTCTCCAGACTGGTCAAGTATTTTATCAAAGTACGATACAGAAGATTTAATAGTAAACAATCCGTTATCAACCTCTAAAAACATTTGTCCGTAAAAATCACCAAACATAAAGTTTGTTATAAAACTTGTTATTCTACCAGTTCCTTGTCCAAATTCAAGTTTGTACTTTACTGTTTGTGGATTGTATTGAGTTGAACCAAAAACAGTCGTAGGCCCATCTCCGCTTTGACCTTGCTTTAGTTGCTCTTGAAGTAATTCAATAACATACTCCGAGTTGTTACGTAAAATGTTTTCTATTTCATCTTCTATAACAAAGTCCTCTAATGCACGTATAGTATTATAAAATCCTTCTAATGGCACATATTCTTTTAGCCGCAAAAAGCCGCCATAACTAGTATGGCGGCTTGTAATCTGTCGGCTTGCATTACCTTACGCGGCAATAACAGCAAATTTAATACCTTCGTATCCATCAACTCCATTCGTAAGCAATGTTGCTGGCGGAACGAGCTGAACACGGTATGATTTTCCGTGAGTGTATGTACCAGCTAAAAGTGCTATTGCTGGAACATAGTTTGTATCTCCTGGCTGGCCAACTGCAGGAATTGAAGAGATGCCTGTTGGAGTAATAACGGTATTGTTGTCAGTTTCTGTAACAATAAAGTTTGCAAGTTGTAACAACTCTGAACCAAGCAAAGTAATCATATCTGTCTTTGCGCATTCTCCTTGTATATAAACATGAAGCGCAAGTAGTGATGATACGCCACCCGTAAATGCAGTTTCTGTAGCAGATGCAGAATATGCACCACCTGTAAAGTTTTGCTCTGTTGCAGACGATTGGAATAACCCTCCTGTAAACGCGGTTTCTGTAGCAGATACGGTTCCAGTAACAGTTGCTGTTGGACTAATTCCATTCAAAGAGCTTCCTTTGGATGTTGCTGCGGTTATAGTTATAACAGCTCCTGCAGATGTTGCACTGTACCCTCCATTTATACCAGTAAGAGACCCAATCTGGGCTGCAATTTTAGATGCAAGTAATGTTGCGGTTGTTTCTGTAGACTCCTGAGTAACAAGACCTGATATCGTAAGGCCTGATACATTTATTCTTATTGTATCATTTGTTGCTCCTAAAGAAACTGTTACAGTAGCAGTAGCTGCCGTATTTGAAGGATTAACATTTGTAATAGTTGCTGTACAAGCAGTACCATTTAAAGAACTTCCTAAAGATGCAGGAGCAAAAATAAGAACGTTATTTGCAGATGGATTAGTTGCTGTATATCCACCATTTGTACTAAAAGAACTTGTTATTGCAGCAGCTATCTTAGCAGCCATTAATGCAGATGTTGTTTCTGCTCCTGTAACTGTTACATCTCCTGAAATAGTCGTACCGCCAACTTTTACATTAAACACATCTCCAGTAGTTCCTATTACTGGAATTATTACACCAACCGCACCAGTTGCTGCTTCTGTTTGAATAACAGTAACTGGTAAAACTGTATTTAAAGAAGCGCCAAGTACAACAGGAGCTGTTATTGTTATAACATTTCCTATCGCAGAAGCGGTATAGCCACCGTTTATTGACGTTGTACCGTTTATAGCATAAACTATATCTTCTGCCATAAGAGCATCTGTAGTATCATGCACCGTTTGTTGAACAAGGCCTGATATTGATACTCCATTAACGTGAACATCAAACGTATCTCCTGTTGCTCCGTGCGTTATTGTTACAGTTGCCGTTGCCGATGTTTCTCCTGTAAGTGTATTAGTTGCTGCATTTACATCAATATCTATCAGCCCCATTATATCAAGCAATGCAAGGCCGCCTGAAAGTATTTTACCGTTTTGCACATACTCTTGAGGATTGTACGAAAGGTAAAACATATTTTTATAAGGCGTGTTTTTTAAATCGGCAAGGGTTGGAGCTGGACTGTACATAAAGTCTGTTACCAATGCCTGAAAAGTTCCATCGCCATTGTCATGAACAAGCATATTTCCCTGCTTGTCTATTTCCAATATAGAATAGCCGCTTTTGTTTAAGCTTTGTAAAGCCTGAGCATAACAGATGCCACCACTTGTAGTTTCAAAACTACGGTTATAAAAACCGTAACGCAAGAAAACTGTACTACCATCATCCAAGGTAATAAGCACGTCGCTTTCTTTGTTATTTGTTATTGTGCGTATTGGAGCAGCGTTTCCAAAGAAAGGGTAAGCCCTCCTGTTTTTAGGAGCGTGAACCAAATTAGTTAACCAAGTTGTTGGGTCAGCTAAGTCAGTTAATGTAAAGGTTTGCCCTTTAGGAAGAGCAATAAATGCTGCAGAAGGCCCCATGCTAATATCGCATGTTTTGCCTGTGTTCTTGATAACGTCTCCTACTTGGCAAGCGTCAATCATTGCAGCATACATAAGTCGAATAAAGTTTATTGAGTTCATTTTAACAAGGTTTTTGTGTTTCTATCAATTGTATTTCAAGTTGATTTATGTAAATAATATCAACATAGTCACTTAATCCTTTTGGTGCAACTCCTGGACTATCAACTTTTTTATGTTTGATTGTGCCTGGGTCTTGAACTATTATGTTTGGGTGCCTCGCTATTTGATTAAGAAATTCGTAATAGCATGGATAAAGTACCGTTAAAAAGTTTCCTGTATCAGAATACCTTGTTAGTATATCATCCGTACCATTACTTAATGCCGCAATTACTATTTGAGGTATAGTTACCTTTGCGTAAAAACCAACAACATCCCTTTGTTCAACGTCAGGAATAATCATAGCTATTAAAGGATATTTCAAATCCTGAAAAGTATTTGAATTATCCTTATCACTTAAATCCTTAAGTATATTAAGCTCTCTGCCTGGCTGGTAATTCAAAGTGTATAAACTATTATCTGGTTTATAAACCCTCATATTGTTAACAATTTCTTTAAAAATGTTAACTAATACTACAGGATTACTTTTGTTCATATTCCAAAAAAGTTTATAGATTTTGCAATATCAAGTGTTTGGCAAAGATTAATTCTTGTAAATTCAGGATAAGTAGTTTGGTTACTCCACAAAAAAGAGCACAGAGAACGTGTTTGCTTAGCAAAATAATTCCAAGCGTCAATCTGCTTTTGGTCAGGGCTTGTATTAATCGCAGCTTCGCCTTTTTGTATCACCGTTGCAACTCCTGTTGTAAGAGTTGCTGATACTCTTTCAAAATTAAAGAATATGTATGATGCAATAAGCGATAGCGTTGTATCGTGAACAAGCCCGTCCCAATAAGAAAGTACGCCTTTTAAATCTGTGTACTCTTTGCCATTTAATAAGTCCTGCATTCTTTGACTGGTTGGGTCATTATACCCATCATCTTTAAACGCTTTGTAAAGCTTGTATCCTAATATTGTTTTTAAGCATTCTGGCTCGTATTGACCAATAATAGAATTTAACCTTTCTAAAACAATTGCGTTTGTTTTGTTAGGTACATTATTTTCACCAATGAAAAATGCAGAACTTATTATTAATGACATAAAATACTTTTTACAGACTATTGCTGAATTTGAACCGGCTTGCGAAGTATCATCGAGCCTTTTATTTGCGTCGAACCACTCGCGGATGATGCAACTTTTATTCTTGCGTATGCATCACCATAATCAATTACCTGCCATCCAACGGAACCTGTGCCTGATATTGAATATACTGTATCTTTTAATGTAAACCAGTTAACGCCATCGGTACTGTGCTGCAGGGTTGCAGTTAATGTAGTAGTACCGCTAATGTTAGTTGCTACAAGGTTCCATGAAGCAGTTTTAAAATAACCTGCAGAAATATTTACACCTGGCACTGTTGTGTCTACCAAATAATGCGTACTTCCGCTGTTGCCTACAGTATCAAGAAGGTTACCATACGTAGCTGATACAAGGTTTGCTGTTACTCCGTAATTGTTTCTCAGGTATGTAACCTGCGCTTTTGGCTTTTCCACAAAAAATAAGGTTGTGGCCACCAGTAGAAATAATACTATCTTTTTCACTTATTAAAAAATTAAAAGTTTGTTAAATCTTGTTTACTTTTTGTTTATGGTTGATGCAGAAGTTGCTACTACGGTGTTGGGTCGCTAAGTGCTGCGATAATATTTGCGAACGTATCGTAAATAAAGCAACCTGTATGGTTTTCGCTGAAAATTTGGTGAACCCTAAACTCTCCAATTACTGTTACTAAGTTTTTGGTAAAGTCATCATTTTCCCATCCGTATGTAATACTAAATGACTGGTACATAAGCAATGTGTAGTAATCCAACATGGCGACAAGAACATACCCAACTGGTATATTGTTGTCTTCCATTATTGTAGTACCTGTTGCTGGCGGAATAAAAATCTGGCCTTGGTTTTGAGCTTTTGTCATAAGCATATTGCCATAGTCAATAGGACTTATGAATGTTGTAATTGCGCCCTTATTAAAGTTTGCATGTTTCAACTGCTGGCGACATGCTAATATAGCATCCCAGTTATTTGCATTTGTTGTATGAAGTCCAAGAGCTGCGCCAGAAAAAGGAACTGAAAGGTAAGGAATACCAGCCGGTGTATTTGCATCTGCCGGAGCACCTGTTGCAAGGCATGTTGTAGTAGCTTTGATATTAACCTGATATATCAGTTCGTCTTCAACCCAAGAGGAAAATCCGTCAATATCCTTCAAGAGTTCCATTGCTATCTTTTCAGAAGCTGCAATCTTTTTAGGATTTGAAATTTGCGTATCAAGTGTAAAACTAACACCTGGCTTTAAAACACCAGGAGCAAGCCATGCAGCACCTCCACTTCCACCTGGAACCTTTTTGTTAATCCATACCATTGCAGCAGAGCTGGTAGAACCCTTTTTAAGGTAATCCCAGAATGTTGGCTGCACCCTGATTATATCAACAATACCTGGCATGTACTCAACTTTTGGCAAGTATGCACTACCGCCATAAGTATTTGCAGGTGTCATTGGGCTGTTTGCTGCGCGGAATTGCATACCAGTAAACCTTAAATCAAGTTCAAGAGCAGGCATATCCTTACTACGCTTTTCAACAACTCTTCCAATCTGGTCAATGTTCTTAACGCCAGGAGAAAATTCTTTTTCATGCCACCTTTTAATTTGAGCGCGAATGCTCATATCTTCAGGCTGCTCTTTAAACGACGCCTGCAAACGAGCAAGTTCAAGGCCTTGACGTGTCAAAATAGCCATTACGCCTGTTTTGTCGTCAGCCATAGCGCGAAGTTGTTCAATAGGAAGGCCGGCAAGCTCTTTTTTAAAGGAAGCTTCAATATCAGTTAACTCTTGCTTTGTTGCTCGCGTGGAAAGCTGAGTTGTGATATTTGTTTTTAT